TTATTTTATAACCGGAGAGCCCTTTCTCTTTCGAGAAAAGGTATTTTGTGTGTCTTTACCCTTACCGTTAATCATTCGGTTAGGAGACTTTAAACGCAATCTATTAAAAATAGAAGTTCTAATCAATTTTCATTTTCAAATACGACGTTGAGTCATTTTTGAATCATTATGAATTGATTTTACTCGTCTTATAGGAGATTTAATACCCCTATAAAACTGAGTAGGTCCATAAGAAACTATGATTATATTTTCCATTATATCTATATACTCCTTAGATGCAACTTCATCGCGCAATGTATATTGCTCGTGAATGTAAGTATCTTCGGAATCAGATAACGATTTAATAAAATCATTATCAACTGGATTTATAGGAATAAATGTAATTATACCGATCTCATCGACCTGAGGAACTAATTTACTCTCTATTAAAGAAGATATGGTAACTAGGTTATCATGATTCTTATTGACATAATCAGCTAAAACTTTAAAACCTTCTGAGATTTGACCCTTAGAGTAAAATTCATTTAAAATTCATGTAATAGTTCCTGTAAAAGGTCCTAGAAATAAAGGTAGTAAATACCTAAATCTATTAATTTTATACAGTTGTTCTAAAACATTAGCTTTAAATAAGTTTATCAATCTATTATTATTAATAAAATCTATATTCTTTCCCTGCTCTAGGGCAATTTTCTTTAAAATTTCTTTTGAAGAGAATTGCTTAGAGAGGTTAGAATAGATAGAATCAATAATCTTAGATTGATCAAGTGAAGATAGTACCTTTTCAATACGTATTATCTTTACTTCCTCTATGGTTGCTAAAGATTTATCCATTAATTTAAATAAATAAGTTTTATTTATTAAAAAGTAATCGGACAATTCTGTTAATACCGGTTCGTCAGAAACTAAAAATTCCTGAATGATGGTAGGTACCGAATGCTCCAATATTGATTTCTTAGATTCTTTTATTAAGATATTTAAGAAGTAATACTGGATGTAAATCTCTGTTCACTTCCTTGTAAAAAGTAATTGTTGGACCTTATTATAGTTCTTAGATTTATTATCAAAGTTTAAAATATAGGTGACAATTCTTCACAAAGAAGTGACTCTCATAAAGGGCATTATACCTAAAGAGTTTGTCTCTTTCTTTAAATCCCTAATGAAGTATTTCGTTCTATGATCATATAAATTAGTAATTATAAAATCTATAATTATGAATTTAGACAAGATAGAACTAGTACCTCTTTTTGATGTATAAGCATCAGAAATCAAACCTAGTGGAAAAGGAGATATATCCCCATAAGATGAAACGTTCTTTGAAGCGAATTCAAAGGATATAATATCTTTATGGGGTAATACTCTCTTTATCATTTGAATCTTAACACCTAATCCTCTTATAACATTGTTATAGGATTGGGCAACTTCTCTTCTAGCAATAACGACATCATCTCCAAGAACTAAATAATCTGAAAAATTGTTGATTCCAACAATGTAAGCAGAATATCGTACTAGGAAATGATTAGTTAAAGCTAGTGAACATCATGATGTATATAATCCTATACCTTGTCCCGTAGAATATCTTACAACAGAAGGATTTTTGTCCTTCTTGTCTAAGAAATTTCTATGAGAGAAGGTCATATTTTTTATAATATCATATCAAGATTCAGATAATTCCTTTCTTTCAAATAAATAATAAATTACTATTATTTGAATAGATAAAGGTAGACGATCTGTAGCTGCTGATAAATCAATAGAATATAAATCCATCTTTTTATTAACGGGAAGATCTTTATATCACTTTTTATAAACAGATTGATTATAAGTTCCATCGTTTTTATTTAAAAAACGTAGGGAAATTATTATCATATCATGTATAGGCTTTAGAATAGCTTGTGCTATTCAATTACCCATAGCGATATAACGAACCTTTCCACCTCCGGATTGAAATCATACGATCTTTCCGATGGTTTTATTAATAAAAGAGAATTTTATTCTAATAGGGACATAAGTTAAAAAGTTATGGAAGGTAGTATCATTGTTGATAATATTACAGATATTTGCATATCATATAATAATATCGCCAAAATGATGTTTTAGATAATTATTGTCAATTTTTAAGACATAGTTACTATCTGTTATATAAGAAATAATAATTATAAAAGATTTTAATCTCTTATTATAACAGAAAAAGGTAATTATATCTAAAATGATAGATAGTAAACCTAAACCATTAGGTCCTCCTTTTATTCATATATTCCCAGTCGAATAACCGGGAATAAGGTAATGTAAAGGAGATTTGATGAAAGCTTTATTGTGACTAGTAAAAACGTTAGTTACATAAGGCATCTTTAAATTCTTCTTTCACACAGATACAGATATATTGCTAATAATATTTATCTCAAAATCTTTTTGATCTTGAGTCATATTATCAGTAATAGTACTAAAATCGATCTCCCCTTTAATATTTAGAATTTTATAGACTTTTATTATTGAATAAATTAATTTCTTCTCTAATAATCTTATAGAATTTCAAATCTTAAAGACCTCAACTAAATGAGTTGGGACACCAAAAAATTCTTTACTTTTGGAAGTTCGACGATACTGGTTAGATAACTCTTTTCAAGTTACAACCTTGTCCTCGAAAACAAACTTTTTGAAGATAGTGATATCATTCTTAAAGAAGTTGAGGATCATATCATCAGAAGTATTATTATTCATAAACTTCTTATATGTTCTCCTAATTGAAAGAATTGCGTGTTTAAATCTATTTGACACACCCGGTATATTTGAAAAGAATTTTTCAAACATAACGTATGTAGCAATTATATTTTTACGAGATTGATTTAATCTATCTGTAGAAGTTCTGTTAGACTTACCTCTCTTATAAATACGAGAGTGGTCATTACTGAAGAATAACTTTGAGAAACTCCTATATAATGCTAACGTATTTTTTAATTTTAT